CACCTCACGGTTCGTAACTGATACAGTTTTCTGTAACCCCCCCCTATATCCCCCCCCTTTGTTCCCTATAAGAAATATAGATAAAATATATAGTATCCTAGTGCGGGGACAGGAACGGGAAACACATTAATATGGAAGAAAAATACTTGGATGAACGCCAAGAAAAATATCTTAACTGGCTGGTAGTTCCCGCCCCAATGCGGGAACCTGCCAGCAAAGAAGCATATGCACGCGAAAACCAGATAGACGTAACCACCCTAAGAAGGTGGGAAAAGAAACCCTACTTTAAATCTGAATGGCAACGACGAGTAGAAGACCTACAAGGGTCACCTGAACGTACACAAAAACTACTAGACACAATCTACCAACGCGCTCTTGACGGGGACAATAAGGCTGCTCATTTGTATCTTCAAGCCACCAATAGGCTGGCTCCTACACAGATTACTGTGGAACATTCTAATAAGCCCGCTAAGGAGTTGACCGATGCCGAGTTGGAGGAGTTGATTTCGGGTATTGCTACACGGGAGAAAGATGCCCGTGCTGAAATAAAAATAAACGATGTCAAGGCTGATTGAGTGTCCTGTTTGCGGATGTGAGTATCCGCCTGAGGCTACTCGCTGGCTTTGTCCTAGTTGTAAATTTAAGGATAATTGTTGTGATGGTCAGCCTCAGGTTAGAAAAATGCCTAGAGATGATTATGAAACCAATTAGGGAACAAAAAGGATATTATTATGGCGGTTCCAGCGACTTATAATCTAAAATTTGTGCGAGGCGATACCCTTACGCTAAATATTACTATCACCAGTGATGGCAATACACCTGTAAATATTACAGGCAGAACGTATCGTGCGCAAATTCGCTATGAACGAAACTCTAGTAATATTGCTGCTTCCTTTACTTGCACTCCTAACGTAACAACTGGCGTTGTTTCTTGTGTTTTGTCCGCGACCAATAGTGCTGCGTTGACAGATGGGGCTGCTTTTTGGGATTTTGAAGAAACTAACGCTGGCGTGGTTACAACTATTTTGGCTGGTAAGGTTACAATTCTCGCTGACGTTACAAGGTAATTATGGACATAATTGACATTAATGTCACGGTTGACACAGAAGAAATTTCTGGTATTTTAACTGACAGAATTACTTTAATTTCAACAAATGATGGTGTTGTAACAACACAAAATATTTTTAGTACACTTCAAGAAAAAGTTACTATTATTTCTGCTGCCAACGTTGGTCCTCAGGGAAGCCAAGGTCCTGTTGGACCGCAGGGTTCTACTGGACCACAAGGTTCTATTGGCGCAACTGGTGGTACTGGCTCACAAGGACCACAAGGTGCGCAAGGAGCAACTGGCGCACAAGGTGCGCAAGGCGTAGTTGGTCCACAAGGTGACCAAGGAGTTCAGGGTGCTACTGGCTCTCAGGGAGCCACGGGTCCTCAAGGGGCAACTGGTGCGCAAGGTAGTCAAGGTGCGCAAGGCGCACAAGGTGCTACTGGCTCTCAAGGTCCACAGGGTGATGTGGGTGCACAAGGCTCTCAGGGACCGCAGGGAGACACAGGGGCGCAGGGAGCGACAGGTCCACAAGGAGACACTGGTTCTCAGGGGGCTACAGGCGCACAAGGACCACAGGGTTCTCAAGGCGCAACGGGACCACAAGGGGACATTGGTCCACAAGGCGCAACTGGTGCCCAAGGGGCAACTGGTTCTCAGGGACCACAAGGAGACATTGGTCCACAGGGGGCAACTGGTCCACAAGGTTCACAAGGTCCTCAGGGAACTCAGGGACCTCAGGGAGATACGGGTCCTCAAGGCGCAATAGGTCCACAGGGGGCACAAGGTCCTCAGGGTGATACTGGTGCTACTGGTGTTCAAGGTCCACAAGGACCACAAGGAGATACGGGACCACAAGGTGCTACAGGTTCTCAGGGTCCTCAGGGTTCTCAGGGACCTCAGGGTCCCCAAGGACCGCAAGGTTCTCAAACTCTTGATGGTTTAACTGATGTTACTATTACAAGCCCTGTTACTGGTCAGGCTTTGGTGTATAATTCTGTAACAAGTCAGTGGGTTAATACAACAGCATCAACTGACCCTATGAATGATTCAAAGTTTACTGCAATTATTACTACAGATGTAGGAGTTTAATATGGCTATTGGAGATAGAAGCGAGAAAAGATTGGCTGGACCTAGTGTTTTAGGTACATCTAACGGAACAATTGCAACTGTTCCTGCTTCTCGTCAGTGGACAACTAAACAAATTATTTTTACCAACACTTCTGGTTTAGAAGCATTGGTGTATTTTGCTATTGGTACTTCGGCTACTGCTGCGAATCGTGTATTTAGTGCTTTACCTATTGCCAAGGACGACACGGTGGTGTTTGATACTGCGTTGGTGGTGGATGCTGCCGAAACCTTTCAGGGTTACGCTGACCGTTCTGGTGTGAATGTGACTGTTGTTGGTTGGGAGAAGGAAGTCTGATGGGTATTAGTTCCGCGTTGGGTGGCACTGTTGGTGCAGTTCCTGCTGGTGCTGTGATGCCGTTTGCGGGTGCTTCGGCTCCTTCTGGTTGGTTGTTGTGTTACGGGCAGACTGTTTCTCGGTCACAATATGGCGAGTTGTTTGCTGTGTTGGGGACGACGTATGGTTCGGGTGATGGTTCGACTACGTTTGGTTTGCCTGATTTGCGTGGTCGTGTTGTTGCTGGTGTGGACAATATGGGTGGTACGGCTGCTTCTCGTTTGACCAGCACGACTATCACTGGTGGTGGCGACGCTGTTGGTGAGGTTGGTGGCGGTCAGACCCACACATTGACTGAAGCGCAAATACCTGCACACACACATGTACTTAATTCAAACCGCGCGCCAATTGATGGCGCGTTTGGTGCTTACCGTTGGGGACAATCAACCCAAGCATCGACAGCCGTGAACCCAACAACTACTTCAACTGGTGGTGGCGAAGCCCATAACAACGTGCAGCCAACAATGGTTCTTAACTACATCATCAAGGCATAACAATGGGAATCTCAAACGTATCCAGCGGTCTCAGACCAGGAATCTGTACCAGCACTACACGACCCACCACACCGTATGAGGGTCAAGTCATCTACGAGACTGACACGAACCGTGTGTTGGTATGGGATAACGCTGCATGGGTAGACCCGTCAACAGGGGAAACAGGTCGTTCGGGGCTTGTAGTTATGACCCCAACATCGGTTAGTGGTTCTGGTGTTTCATTAAGCGGTTCTACGGTGTCTGTATCTACTGCTTCATCAGCAACAATTAATGGTGTTTTTACTAGCGATTTTGATTTTTATCAAATAAGAATGTTTATTTTGTCAAGCAATGGACAACAGCAAATAACAGGACAATTCACAATAGGCGGAACAGCAACAGCAAGTAACTACACGATACAAAGTTTAGACGCATACAGCACAACTATTGCTGCTGCTCTTGTTTCAAGTCAAACATCTTTTAGTGTTGGGAATACAACAACTAGTATTTATGCACCATTTATTATAGATGTTTTTTATCCAAACAATAATACGACTACACATATTCTTTCTCATAACCATAACTACAATGCTTTTCCAGATATGTTAAGTTTTCGTGGGGTGCGTCACACTTCTGCTTCACAGTTTGATGGTATTAGATTTGCTATAGGTGCTGGTACTTTTAGTGGAACGATTCAGATTCATGGGGTGAATAAATAATGGGTCTTTCGAACTACCTCCCCAACAGTCGTATCAGTCAGGCTGGTGTCTGCACATCATCGACTCGTCCAGCATCACCGTATGAGGGTCAGGTCATTTATGAGACTGATACGAATAGGACATTGGTGTGGGATAACGCTGCATGGATTGGTATAGCACAATCAGGTGATTCAGGACTTGTATTGATGAGACCAACGGTTTTGGGTAGCGGTGTAAGCATAAGTGGTGGGAAAGTAACGGCAACTGCAGCATCAGAAGCAATTATGGATAACTGTTTTACAAGCGATTTTGATTTTTATCGTGTTTT